AACCACATTGCTGATCAGTTCTTTTCATCTGTCTATCCTACTATATCTTCTGGTAAAAGCACAAAGGTAATTATCATCTCCACGCCACACGGGATGAATATGTTTTACAAGTTATGGCATGATTCCGAACTTGGTAAGAATGAATACATACCAACAGAAGTTCATTGGTCTGCTGTTCCTGGTAGGGATGCTGCATGGAAAGAACAGACTATTAAGAACACCTCAGAATCCCAATTCAAGGTTGAGTTTGAATGTGAGTTCCTTGGTTCTGTTGATACATTGATTGCCCCAAGTAAGTTGAGGACGATGCCGTATGCGGATCCCATTGCACAAAATAAAGGTCTTGCCGTCTATAAACAAGTTGTACCCGAACATAATTATATCGTAACGGTTGATGTTGCCCGTGGTACAAGTCAAGATTATTCAGCATTCTGTGTTATGGATACTACTACAGTGCCATACGAAATGGTTGCTAAGTATAAAAACAATGAGATTAAACCTATTATCTTCCCCAATGTTATTGTAGATGTTGCAAGAAATTATAACCATGCATATATTTTATGTGAGGTAAATGATATTGGCGGACAGGTTGCAGATATTATTCAATTTGATTTAGAGTATGAGAATCTTTTGATGGTAGCAATGCGAGGTCGCGCAGGACAACAACTCGGTCAAGGATTCTCTGGTAAGAAGACACAACTAGGTGTCAAGATGTCCACTGCTGTAAAACAGGTTGGGTGTTCTAACCTAAAGGCATTGATTGAAGAGGATAAACTTATCATTCCAGACTACGATACAATTGCAGAACTCACTACATTCATTGTAAAGGGTCAATCATTTGCTGCGGAAGATGGATGTAATGATGACCTTGCTATGTGTTTGGTTATATTTGCTTGGATGGCAATGCAAGAATACTTTAAACAGATGCACGATAATGATGTGAGACAACGCATCTATGATGACCAAAGAGAAAATATCGAACAAGATATGGCACCATTTGGATTTATGTCAGATGGATTGGATGATGATCATATTATTGATGCTCAGGGAGAGCGGTGGGAGATCGCGGAATATGGTGATAGATCGTACATGTGGGAGTTCCAGTGAGTTTTCAAAAATATAAATAATCTTAGACAACCCGATGTTGGAATTACAAGGAGACTTAAACAATGGCAGTCAATCAATCATCGCCAGGTGTAGTCATTCAGGAAAGAGACCTGACGACTATCACCTCACTATCAACTGCAAATGTTGGCGTACTTGCAGCACCTTTTGAGCAGGGTCCAGTAGAAGAAATCAAAAATATTTCTTCAGAGAGACAACTTGCTGAAGTTTTTGGCAAACCAAACGAAAATAACTATGAGTATTGGTATACTGCTTCTCAGTTCTTGGGTTATGGTGGTGTCCTAAAAACTGTTCGCGTTTCTTCAACCAACCTTAAGAACGCTGTTAACACAGGCACTGCTCCTCTAATTAAGAATCTCGATGACTACGAGACAAATTACGAGTCTGCAAATAACGGTTTCCAGTGGGCAGCACAAACTCCTGGAACAAAAGGTAACTCCATTGGCATCTTCATGACTGATGCTGGTGCTGACCAGATTGCGGTTCTCCCTGCTCCTGGTTCGGGTAACGAGCATGAGTTTGTTGCAGATGAAGCAGTTGTTGCAGCATCAGGTGCCTCTGGTAAAGTTTATAAGTATAGCATTGTTCTTACTGTAGACACTGTTGTTGGCGACTTTACTCCTGGTACAACTACAACTGTTGCCATTTCTGGTTCTGATGAAACTGTTACAGTTCTCGCTTGGGATCCTTCTAACAACAAACTTGAAATTGCTCTTCCTGGTGGTGGTGTCACTGGTATTCTTGCTGATGGTCAAGTAATTACTCAAGGAGCTAATACTGCTGCCATCAATACAACCATTGAGCGTCGTCTATACGTTGGTTTAGATAAAGGTAGCATTGCATTCGCCGCTGCTGATAGTGTTGCTGATACCAACTCCACTGCAATTGCAGTCACTAGTGTCCGTAACGAATATGATGAGCGTGAGTATCTTCCTGGTGTAAAATGGGTAAACGTTGCTCCTCGTCCTGGTACTTCACTGTATGCCCTGAATGCAGGTGGATTCCGTGATGAACTGCATATTGTCGTTGTTGACATCGATGGCGCAATTACTGGAACAACTGGTGCTCTGCTTGAGCGTTTCACTGGTGTTTCTAAGGCATCGGATGCTAAAACTTCTGTTGGTGAGACTAACTTCTATACTAATGTAATTAAGCAACGCTCCGAGTACATCTTCTGGGGTGAGCACGAGACTGGTGTCTTTGCTGCTACCGCTTCTGCTGCTGCTGGTAACTGGGGATTAAGTGCTAACGCACGTCAGTTCAACTTACTCCGTTCATCTGCTGGTTCGGTTTCATATCCTGAAGGTCGTACAACTGTAGGTTCTATTAACAACGCTACTTTCTACTATCGTCTTGAGAGTGGTGCTGACTACGCAGTTGGTGGTGGTAATTACACAATTAGCAATATTGATGTTGCAACTGCATACGAACTGCTGTCTGATCCTGAGTCCCAAACTGTTGACTTCTTCCTGACTGGTCCTTCTGGTCCTGATGATTCAGCAGCACTAGCTAAGGTCACATCTTTGGCAAACATTGTTGATGAGCGCCGTGACTGCATCTTGTTTGTATCTCCTCGTCGTGCCAATGTAATTGGTGTTGCTAACGCATCAGCGGCAACAGATAATATTATTTCATTCTTTGATAAACTGCCATCAAGTTCTTACATTGTTTTTGATTCTGGTTATAAGTACATCTATGATAAGTACAATGATGTCTATCGCTATGTCCCTTGTAACGGTGACGTTGCTGGACTTTGCCTACAGACAACTGAGGTTGCAGAACCTTGGTTCTCTCCTGCTGGTTTCCAACGTGGTACATTAAGAAATGCAATCAAACTTGCATATACTCCTAACAAACTTCAACGTGATCGTTTGTACTCTGCTCGTGTCAATCCAATTGTTTCTTTCCCTGGTCAAGGCGTAGTCCTTTATGGTGATAAGACTGCACAATCTTTTGCATCAGCATTTGATCGTATCAACGTTCGCCGTTTGTTCTTGACTATCGAACGTGTTATTGGTGGCGCTGCTAAGGCACAACTGTTTGAACAGAATGACGAGGCACAACGTTCCTTGTTTGTGAACATCGTTGAACCTTACATGCGTGAAGTTCAAGGTCGTCGTGGTGTAACTGACTTCTTGGTCAAGTGTGATAGCGACAACAACCCACCTGAATCTGTTGATCGTGGTGAGTTTTATGCAGAAATCTATGTAAAACCAACACGTACTATCAACTACATTTCACTGACATTCACCGCAACAAGAACTGGTGTTTCGTTTACTGAAGTCGCTAATTGATTAGATATTAACATTCTTCTGAGACCCTACGGGGTCTCTTTTTTTGTCTGAAAATATCAATTAGTCTAAATATATGTGACGAGTACAGGTATTAACTCATGGCAGTAAGAGGAACAATTGACGCTTTTAAAGCAAATGTCACATCTGATTTTGCAAGACCCAATTTATTCCAAGTAGATATCGCTTTCCCCTCAGGAATCATTGACAATGCTGACGCTGTTAAACTAGGTAAGTTTACTGTTCGTGCAGCAAATCTTCCTTCTTCACAGATTGGTGTTATTGAAGTTCCTTTTAGAGGAAGAGTCCTGAAGATTGCAGGAGATAGAACTTTCGAACCTTGGACGATTACAATTCAAAACGACAGCAAGTTTATTCTTCGCAGCGCATTTGAACTCTGGTCTTCTAGTATTCAGGCATACAACGAAAACTTTACTTCTGCTGGTGGTCTTGGAAATCGTGACGACAGTAGCGGTTACTTTGCTGATATGAAAGTTCATCAATTAGCACGCGATTTGAAGAGTGGCAAGAAACCCAAAGTTCTTAAGTCCTACAAATTCTACAATGTATTCCCCAGTAATATTGCTGCTATCGATCTTGATTTCGGTAACAACGATTCTATTGAAGAGTTTACAGTTGAACTCCAAGTTCAATACTGGACTCCTTTAGATTCCAAGAAAGATAAGGATGCCGATACCTGATAAATAGATCAGGATCAGTTAACTTAAGATTATAATGTCACAGCTCTTCGGATTTTCACTTGAAAGAGCGAAGAAGGTCCCTAAGGGGCCTTCTTTTGTTCAGAAAGACAAAATGGATGGTTCGCAACCTATTGTAGGTGGCGGATACTACGGATATTCTGTCGATTTTGATGGGTCAATTCGTAATGATTATGAACTCATCACTCGATATAGAGAGATGGTGATGCAACCAGAGTGTGATAGTGCAGTTGATGATATCGTCAATGAGACTATTTGTGGAAACTTTGACGATGTTCCAGTTGAGTTAGAACTTTCTAATCTCAAGGTGTCGGATAAAATTAAAAAACTTATGAGAGAGGAATTTGATGAAGTTCTTCGTCTCTTAGATTTTGAAAATCGTTCATATGAAATCTTCCGTCGTTGGTATGTTGATGGAAGATTATTTTATCATAAAGTAATTGACCCCAAAGATCCTAATGGTGGTCTAACAGAACTTAGATATATCGATCCTCGCAAGATTCGCAAGGTAACTGAGTATGAGCAAAAACGTCCAGAGCAACTACGTGGTGTAGATCTCAACACTCAACTCACACAAAAATCAGCAGAGTATTTCTTATACAATCCAAAGGGGTTGAAGAACTCGACTAATCAGGGTATGAAGATTACTACTGATTCTATCACTTATTGTCACTCAGGTATTCAAGACCTGAACAAAAACATGACTCTTAGTCACCTGCATAAGGCGATTAAGGCAGTCAACCAACTGAGAATGATTGAGGATTCTCTGGTCATCTATCGTTTGAGTAGAGCACCTGAGCGTCGTATCTTCTACATTGATGTTGGCAATCTTCCTAAGAATAAAGCGGAGCAATATCTTCGCGAAGTTATGGGTCGCTATCGTAACAAGATGGTTTATGATTCAAATACTGGTGAGATTAAAGACGACAAGAAGTTTATGTCCATGATGGAAGACTTCTGGTTGCCTAGACGCGAAGGTGGTAGAGGTACTGAAATCTCCACACTTCCTGGTGGGCAGAATCTTGGCGAACTTGAAGATGTAAAATATTTTCAAAAGAAACTTTATAAGGCACTTAATGTTCCTGGTTCACGTCTAGAAACAGAAACGACATTTAACATTGGTCGTGCTGCTGAAATTACTCGTGATGAAGTTAAGTTCCAGAAATTTATCGCTCGTCTTCGCAAGCGTTTCTCAGAACTCTTTACAGATCTTTTAAAAACACAACTCATTCTCAAAGGCGTTATGTCTATTGAGGAATGGGATGAGATGAAAAATCATATTCAATTTGATTTCATTGCAGATAATTACTTTACAGAACTTAAAGAGATTGAAATTCGTAATGAGCGTATGAATCAAGTAAATGTTATGGATCCTTATGTTGGAAAATATTTCTCAGTAGACTTTATTCGTCGTCAGGTTCTAAAACAAACCGATGTAGAGATTAAGGAGATTGATGAGCAAATCGCTGATGAAATGGAAGCAGGTATTATTGCTGATCCTAATGCGGAAATGGATCCCGCTATGGCTGCTGGCAATGAAGGTGGAGGAGCACCAGCAGCAGAAGTAGCACCCAATGAGCAAGAGTCCGCAGTTGAACCAAGTGATGCCCGTAGGGGTGAATTTTAAATAGACTAAATATTATATAGTGGGAACATTATTATGCCTAGCGAAATTTCACAAAATATTGTAAAACAAATCTTTAGCGATGATAAATCATCCGCAATTGATTCTATTAATGATGCTTTAGGTGCTGCATCTTTTGATGCCATCCAACAGCGTAAGATTGATTTTGCAAAAAGTATGGGATTCGAATTAGATGATACTGCTCAGGATTCTGCAGATGAAATTGCAGATAGTCTACCTGATACAGGTGATGTGGAAAATGTAGAAGTTGATGAACGTCAACCACATGAACCTCCCGCCACTGAGGCATCTGCCGAAGAACAAACAGAAGAAACCCCAGAAGAAGAAAATGAAACTGATAGCTGAAGAAATTACTCAAGTAAATTTTCTCTGTGAAGAGAATGAAAGCAAGAAGAATTACTTCATCGAAGGTATCTTCTTGCAGGCAGAACTGCAGAACCGCAATGGTCGCATGTATAAGTTACCAACTTTACAACGCGAAGTTGCTAAATACAGCGAGAACTACATTCAAAAGGGGCGTGCCCTTGGCGAATTAGGTCACCCCGATGGTCCTTCTATCAATCTTGATAGGGTGTCACATAAGATTGAATCTCTCAAGGAAGATGGAAACAACTTCATTGGTAGAGCAAAAATCCTTGATACTCCCATGGGTAATATTGCAAAGAACCTTCTTTCTGAAGGCGTCAGTCTTGGCGTTTCTTCTAGAGGCATGGGTTCTTTAGTTAAAAAAGAAGGTTGCAATGTCGTCGCAGATGACTTTATGCTTGCAACTGCTGCTGATATTGTAGCAGATCCTTCTGCTCCTGATGCATTTGTTGACGGTATTATGGAAGGAAAAGAATGGGTTTGGGATAATGGCATCCTTAAAGAGTCTGCTATTGCTCAAATCAAACAGGAAATTGATGAAGCAACCCTTATCAATCTGCAGGAGCGTAAAATCTCCGCGTTTGCAGCATTTTTAAAGAGTCTGTGAATTATAAATAAATAAAGACAACGCTAATGCATAACGGAGTTCAAACAAATGGCTGAGACCTCACTCGATAAAGAGTTAGATAATATGGATCAAGTGACCGAAGGTTCTAACGTAGTTACTAAAGATGCTAAACCTGGCGAGAAGATGGATTCTTCTGGCGGTGGAGCACCTAAAGTAGTTGATGTTACTTCGGATTCCGAAGAAGGTGCAAAGGGCACCAAAAACGCTGGCGCTTCTGCTGCTAAAGCAGTAGGTAAAGCACCAGTCCCTAGCACCAAACCAAGTGACGCATCTGCTAAAATGGAGGAAACGGAAGATGGCGAAGAAGTCCTCGCTGAAACCGACCTCGACTTTACTGAAGATGTTGACGCTCTTGTCGCTGGTGAAGGACTCTCAGAAGAGTTCCGTGTAAAAGCAACAACTATCTTTGAAGCAGCTGTAACCAGTCGTGTTAATAGAGAAGTTGAAGCGTTGACAGAGGCATTTGAATCTACCTTAACTGAAGAAGTTGAAAAGATTCAAACAGAATTGGCCGAGAAGGTTGATGACTATCTCACATATGCTGCTGAATCTTGGATGAAGGAAAACTCCCTCCAGATCGAGCATGGTATTAAAACTGAGATGGCAGAGTCATTCTTCTCTGGCCTAAAAGGTCTTTTCCTAGAGCACAACTTTACGGTGCCCGAAGAAAAGTTCAACATGCTTGATGGCATGGTTGAAGAAATTGATGATATGGAAGCTAAACTCAACGAGCAAATCGACGCTAACGTCTCCTTGAATAAGAGAATTGGCGAGTTTGTAAAAATGGAAATTGTGAACGAATGTGCTACTGGTCTTGCTGAAACCCAAAAGGAGAAGCTTGCATCTTTAGCCGAGGGTGTTGAGTTTGAAACTGAAGATGACTTTAGAAATAAGGTCAACACGATTAAGGAATCCTACTTCACTAGAAAGGCTGAACTTGCAGAATCTGTAAGTGACCCCAGTGTAGAAGCAGCGGAACCCCTTGTCGAAGACACCACGAGCGGTTCAATGTCGCAATACGTTGATGCCCTTGCTCGCTGGTCCAAATAATTGTAAACCCTAACTACTAAAACTGGAAATTAAAATGTCTATTAAAAACCTCCAGGAGAAGTGGGCACCCGTCCTGAATCACGATTCTTGTCCCGAGATTACTGATTCCCACAAGCGTGGCGTCGTTGCTCAACTCCTAGAAAACCAAGAAAGAGCTACTACAGAAGAAGCTCAAATGCTTAACGAAACACTTGCTACCGCTGGTACAGGTGGTTTCGGTGGCGGTGCAACCGCAACTGGTCCTAACGCAGGTTTCGATCCTGTTCTGATCAGCTTGATCCGTCGCTCTATGCCTCAACTGATCGCCTATGACGTTGCAGGCGTTCAACCGATGACTGGTCCTACTGGACTGATCTTCGCAATGCGTACTCAGTATGGTTCTGAGCGTAGCCCTGCTTCTAGCGATTACAGAGAAGCAATGTTCAATGAGCCCAACGCTGGTTTCTCTGGTGGTGCTGGTACAGGTCTTAGCAACTACGATACCAACGCTTCAGATGCCACAAACGACGCCCAAGGCGCTAACCCTGGTCTCCTGAACGATTCCCCCGCTGGAACCTATGAGCAGACTGGAGACGGTACTGGCATGGCTACAGCAACTGCTGAAGCACTTAACGATGGTTCTGCAGGAACCGCTTTCCGTGAGATGGGTTTCTCCATCGAGAAGGTTAGTGTTACTGCTAAGTCACGCGCCCTGAAGGCCGAGTACAGCCTTGAGCTTGCTCAGGACTTGAAAGCGATTCATGGTTTGGATGCCGAGCAAGAGCTCGCCAACATCCTCAGCACAGAAATTCTTGCTGAAATCAACCGTGAAGTTGTTCGTACCATCTACACAAACGCTGTTACTGGTGCTCAGAACAATACCGCTAACGCTGGTATCTTTGACCTTGACGTTGACAGCAACGGTCGTTGGTCTGTTGAGAAGTTCAAAGGACTTCTGTTCCAGATTGAGCGCGATGCTAACGCTATCGGTCAGCAAACTCGTCGCGGGAAAGGCAACATCCTGATCTGTTCTGCCGACGTTGCTTCTGCACTGGGTATGGCTGGTGTTCTTGACTACACCCCTGCTCTCCAAGGCAACAACGCCCTGACAGGTGTTGATGATACCTCCAGCACACTGGTTGGTACACTCAACGGCAAGATCAAGGTCTACGTTGATCCTTACTCTGCTAACGTAAGTGACAAGCACTTCTACGTTGCTGGTTACAAAGGACAAAATGCATTCGATGCAGGTCTGTTCTATTGCCCATACGTTCCTCTGCAGCAAGTCAGAGCAATCAATCCTGACACCTTCACTCCGAAGATCGGTTTCAAGACCCGCTACGGCATGGTCTCAAACCCCTTCTCACAAGGTCTCACACAGGGTTCAGGTGCTCTTACCGTCAACTCCAACCGTTACTACCGTCGTGTACAGGTTGCAAACCTTATGTGATCCATCAGGATACACAACTACTGGACCCTTCGGGGTCCTTTTTTTATGCCTAGGTATAAATTAGTAGGCATTAATATTCTTTGCTACTCATACTCATTTCGTCAGAATATGCTAACATTTGGTATAGATAGTAACAGAACTATGAGGTGAACAAATGAACCCAAACTTTAATTATATTATGACTCACAGTTATGAACAAAAGAAAAATGAAGAACAGCACGTCGATCAATCAGTTGTATGAGTGGAGACATTTTGATGCCTCACCAGAAGAATCTGAATTGGAGTTACTAAACGACTATTACGAATGTCTAATTGAATGCGATGATACAAATCAAGCATCATGTAAAAAAATCTGTAGAGAGGTTCTTATGTAAATTGCATACATATTATACCGTGTGAAGGAAGTACAGAGGGGGTTTTAGGACCCCCTTTTTCTATGTCTAAATATTGATATAGATGATTATTATGATGCTAATTAATGATTATAAAATTGAAGATTTTATTGGTGTTTTTGATATAGACATCCATCAAATTGAAATTGATAAGTATATTGATTACTTCAATAGATGCGAATCTATGAAAGTAAGTGTAAAAAGAAATGTTTGGAATACGCACGATAAAACTATCGATGGAAAATATATTGGTCATATACAAGATAGAGTTAACTCTATTGGACCTGACCTTGTTTCTCTTCCAGAAAAAAGTGTAGTTGGATCAGCATCTTATAGACTTATCATGGAAAAGTCTGGAGAATTGAGTGGAATTTTTAACAATATATCTCATGCTTGTTATGAAAAATATTGTGATAAATTTTTTACTCTCCGTACAATACAATCTCAGATATACAATGTAAATATTCAAAGAACATTACCAGGTGAGGGATATCATGTGTGGCATTGCGAGAACGAACATACATACAGATCTTCTAACACAAGAGTTCTTGCAGTTATGATGTATTTGAATGATATAGATGATGACGCTGGTGGTGAAACGGAATTTATTTACTTACATAAAAGATTTAAACCAAAACGAGCAAGAGTTCTCATGTGGCCATCAGGATTTACTCATACTCATAGAGGTAACGCCCCATTAAAAGGTGAAAAATATATTATAACGGGGTGGATAGAAAGAAACTTACAAGACAATAGCATTTTAGGATAATGGCAAACTGGTACGACGATCAACTTTCAAACAAAAACTATCTTTCACCAATTGGATTTTTATTCATTTTGGATAAAGCAAAGAAAGTTTCTTTCTTATGTCAAAAAGCAGAAATCCCTACTGTCGAATTGGGTCAAGTAGAAATTCCTACAAGAGGTAGAGTGGTAATCCCTACTGAAGGGAACATGCGGTATAGTGATTTTAATGTTGAGTTTATTGTTGACGAAGATTTAGAGAATTACATGCAGTTACATAACTGGATGAGAGCATTAGGAACACCACAAGATGATGAGGAAAGATTCGATTGGATGAACGAAACCAGCACTATTGAGTTGGGAGATAAAAGATTTTCTGATGCAACACTTCAAGTTTTAAACAATAATAATATTGCAAACTTTGATGTTGTATTCAAAGATTTATTTCCAACAAGTTTATCAACATTATCATTTGATGTAACAGGAACTGATAATGATTATTTTACAGCAACTGCAACATTTAGATATACAATCTATGAGATCCGAGATGTCAATCGTAAGACAAGAAGATGATAGAATGGAGACAATATGTACTAGACAATTGGGTTCTTGATCCGAAAGAAAGAAAACTTCTGCAGGATGGACCTAAGAGTTTAGCGCAAGCATGGCACTTACAAGCAATCAAACATCGTTATGAATCTAGAAACACTTCAAG